CCTCGTCGACGGGATGATCCGTTACCGGCTCGAGGAGGGCGCGAACGGCATCCAGGCGGTCGTGGGCGTGGTCCCGTCGGGGAAGGTGTCCGAGTACCTGGACGAGAAGGCCGCAGCGCCCAAGGAGGGCGAGGGCTGGATGAAGCTGGCGCTCCGTGAGGTGTTCCCGTAGATGGCCGGGATCGGTCCCACTGACCTCGACGCGCTCGCGCACGACCTGCTGGACGCGGCGATCGACGCGCTGGACACGATCCCCAACTTCTCTCCGGGGCTCGCGGGTGCCCCGGAGAGAACCTTCGTCTCTCCCGGACAGCCGGCGCTGGACTGCTGCGATCAGTTGACCGTGCATGTGGGGCCGATCGTGGAGGACCCCCTCTCCCCCTCCGGGCCGAGTTCCGGGCAGCGGGCCCGCTTCGCCGCCCGCAAGAACCAGGTGGCGCTCGTCCTCACCCTGACCCGCTGTCACGACCTGTCCAAGATCCCGCCCGATACGGCGACCCTGGACGCTGCCGCCGAACAGGGAAACGCCGACGCCTGGGCGCTCTGGAACGATCTCTGGAACCAGGTGCGCTCCGGTGACTTCCTTACACTCTGCGCAGACTCGAGGCCGGAGCTCCGACCCCTGCAACCCGCCGGGGGCTGCACGGGCTGGACGCTGACCTACCGGGTCTGGCAGGAAGGTTACGAGGCACCATAACCCGCGAAGGAGGCAGTCGTGCTCAGAGAGTTCAGCAAGGAACTCATCGAGGATCGCCAGTTCGAGATCGGCGGCGAGCTCTTCGAGTTCCGCTACCCGCACTGGGAGGAAGGGGCCTCCCTCTTCGACGAGGAGACCGAGCCGGCCACGAACGGCAACTTCTCCTGGAAGGCCGACACGGAGATGGCGATCAAGCGCATCCCCATGTTCCTCGATCCCAAGAACGACTCGCACAGGCGCTGGAAGGCGCTCGTCGCGCGTAAGACCGATCCCGTCCCCCGGCACCAGATCGTCGATCTCTACCAGTGGCTCGTGAGGACCACCAGCGGCCTCCCTACGGAGCAGCCCTCGGACTCGGTTCCTGGGGCTGGAGCCAGCGACGGCTCATCGCAGGAAGGATAACGCTTGCCGGAGGCGATCCCGACGCGATGACTCTCCGCGACTTCCTGAACGCCTCCTACGCGCTACTGGTCGAGGGCTACCTCACTCTTGCCCCCAACCGCATCGACCTCCTCACCGCCGTCGAGAAGGTGGAGGACGCCTGGAGCAGCCTGACGACCTCGGAGCGACCGGAGACGAAGCCCGAGAACGTGAAGGCTCAGAACGCCGCTGCGATGGCGCAGTTGCAGGGGATGCTGGCGGGCGTGAAGGGTAGCCCGGTGTGAGCGAGTTCCTCGCGGAAGCGCAAGTCCTCATCCGGCCGAACATGGCCGGGTTCGCTACCGAACTCCAGACCGAGCTCACGGCGGCGATCAAGAGCCTGCCGCCGCAAGTAGTGCCCATCGTTCCGGCTGTGACCGGCGCGAGCGCGGCGGGAGCGGCTGGTCTGGCGGCTGCCAATGCCGAAGTTGCCGCATCGGCTCAAGCGGCGGGAGCAGAGAGCGCTAAGGCTGCGCTTTCAACACGCGAGTTGTCCAATCAGCAGAAGATCGCTAGCAAGAGCGCCGAACTGCTGGCCGCGGCTCAGGCAGAAGTCGTGGGTGCTTCCTCGGCGGCGGCGGCTGCCTCCATCGCCTTTACTCGCTCGCAGGCGGCACTAGCGGCGGCGAACCGTGAACTAGGAGCAGCGCGCCAACTCGGGAATGCAACTGCCATCGCCGCCGCTGAGCAGAGCGTGCGACTGGCAGAGGCACAGCACGCAGAGGCGTTGACTGCGCTCGAAGCCGCCCGTGCGCAACAAGCTCACGCCGCATCTCTGGGGCAGGTGAGGACCGCCGGGATTGCCGGCGCGGCCTCCATGCTCGGACTGCGCGGTGCGGTGCTGACGGCGGGTGCGGCCTTCCTGGGAGCGACGATTGCGATTCAGTCGGCCCGCAAAGCGATCGTCGGATTCGCAGAGTTCCAGAGGGAACTCAACGTCTTCCGAACAGTCGCTCAGGCAACCGACACACAGATGAAGCAGGTGTCCGCTACGGCCAAGGCACTTGGCCGGGACATCACTCTTCCCGGTGTGGCTGCCCAGGATGCAGCGGTGGCGATGACCGAGCTTGCGAAGGCTGGCCTGAGTGTGGACGACGCGCTTGCTGCCACTCGAGGAACCTTGCAACTCGCAACCGCCGCTCAGATCGACAATGCAAAGGCGACGGAGCTAGTCGCAAACACGCTCAACTCCTTCTCGCTTGCGGGGCGGGAAGCGGTACGAGTAGCGGATCTCCTCGCAGGGGCGGCGAACGCTTCCCAGGGGTCGATCGAGGACATGGGGATCGCGCTCAGGCAGTCGGCGGGGGCTGCATCCCAGATCGGACTCTCGGTCGACGAGACCGTAACTCTCCTTGCCGCACTCGCTCGAGCCGGACTTGCAGGATCAGATGCGGGTACGACGCTGCGCGTAGCACTCCTGCGATTAGTCGCTCCAACGGCAGCAGCGCGCACTGAGTTGGAGAAGTACAACATCGCTTTGCGCGATCCGAGAGGCAACGTGAGGGTAGAAGCCCTCTTCGAGTTGGAGGCCGCTCTCAGAAAGGTGTCCAAGGCTGAGGCTGATCAGGCGCGCGTGGCCATCTTCGGTCAGAACGCATTTCGCGTGTCTGCTCTCCTCGGGAGACTGACGACACAGGAATACACCGCGCTCGAGGAAGCCGTAACCCGAGCTGGTCAGGCTCAGGAACTCGCTTCCGCTCAGACGCAGGGATTGTCTGGCTCCTTTGAGCAGCTTCGCAACTCTGCCTCCTCTGCCGGGCTCTTGATCGGTGGTCTCGCGTCGGGGCCGCTGCAAGTTCTGCTGGAAGGAACGGCTGGCGGGATCAGTGACGTTGCCGAGTTCGGAGATCAGTTGCAGACACTCGGAAGTGACGCAGCCGATGCGACCCCTGGCGTAAGGACAGCGGGAGACGCCGTTCAGGATCTCGCTACCAAAGCGGTCAAGGCGAGCACTACGATCGCACTCCTAGGCCCAACTCTCTTTGCAGTCAAGGTTGGACTCGATCAGTTCAAGATCGGAGCCAAGGAAGCGGGAGACGAGTTGAGTGCCTTTGACCGGATCGCTCAGGGCGTGATTGGAACGCTCGATGAACTGGGTGCGGCGCTCCGTAAGGCTGCTGGGTCGATCAAGATCCCCAAGGACAGCAGCTTCAACGTGAGACAGATCGAGGGCATCGTCCGTGGCTTCGACGAGCGCGAGGTGCGCGCAAGGATTGCCGGATCGAACGACGCGATCCTTGCTGTTCTGCGCGAGGAGCAAGCCTTTCTCGAAGATCAACTCGACCGAGAGTTCGTCAAGCGCCGGCCGGCGCTTCGGAGAAAGCTGGAAACAGCTCTCCTCGGCGTCATCAGCGACATCGATGCCATCCAGCGGCAGGAGGAATCGGCGGCCGCAAGGTCAGCGGCGGAGGCAAAGAGAAGAGCGGAAGAACTTGCCCGCGCTCGCAGAGAAGCAGACGAGGCGCTCCTCGATGCGCTTGGGCTTCGCCGCGAGGATGCCGAGCGCGCGATCGGGATCGCTGCGAGCAGCGGGAACGTCGCACAGCAACTCAGGCGGCTGGATGCGTTCCAGGCGCTCATTCAGAAGCAGATCGCCAAGGTGCGGAACCTCATCAAGGACGAGAAGCTGCGCAAGGACACGATCCGCCAACTCAGGATCGCCCTGAACGAGAGCCGCCGGGAGGAGGCCGCGCTTCGCGCCGAGCAGAGAGCAAACGCAGCAGCGGAGCGGGAAGAGTCCATTCGCCTGCTCATCGAGAACGCGCAGATCACGCAGAACAGGGCGAAGGAGATCGCGCTCCAGAAGAAGCTCGTCCGCGATCTCGAGCGGCAGGTGCGCGAGAGCAAGTTGCGCGGGAACGCGCTCCAGGAGCTCAAGAACGAGCTTGCCCGTGAGCGCGCCCGCTTGAAGGAGTTGCAGGGCGAAGTCGGGGGAACGAAGGACGCTTTCAAGGAGCTCGCGTTCGAGTTCCTGCAAACGCAGCAGGGCTTTGCGGCCAACCTGTTCGGGAACCTCGTCCCGGCGGGGGCGACCGGCGGGCTCGTCTCCCCGGACTTCCAGGGCGGAGCGACGTTCGGGGACAAGGTGGGCCAGACGGCCGCCCTCATAGGGCAGAGTGCCGGCCCGAGCCGGGTGCAAACGTCCACCGAGATCGACATCTTGCGCGAGATGCTCATGGAGTTGAAGGCGATCCGCGCCGGGAACTCCCACCCCGAGGCGCACTTCCAGAAGCGCTCATCGGGCGGAGCGATGGAGATCATGTAGATGGCTGATCTCGTCACCACGTACACGTACACGACCGCGGGCGGCACGATCGTCTTCAACGACGGTGCGCTCGGGGACGGCACGGACAAGTATTGGATTCAGGACATCGACGGCCTGGACGGTCCGATCGTGCGCGCTCCGACCGATTCGCGTCCCTTTACCGATGGTGACATCCTGCACCGCTTCCGCAAGTCCGGCCGTCGTCCGGTTCTGAGTGGGGTCATCATCATCGAGTCCGTACCCCTCAACTCCTCGGCGTGCCAGGAGGCGCTCAACGTCATGGAGGAGGACCTACGCGAGGCGGTGGAGTCCAACATCTCCACGAGCGCGACTCTCGCCTGGACCCCTGCGGGCTACGGGGCGCGTTCGCTCACCGTCTACCACAACGGACAGCCGCAGTTGGAGATCAAGCCGATCGAGAACTACCACCTGCGCTCGTTCGCATTCGGGCTGATCTCGTCCGCGGCTGACTGGTAATGCCGGCGCAGGTCTGGATCGACGGCACCGAGGTTACGAACGTCTGCGTGGAGGGCTCCTCTACGCGCAAGTTGAACCTCCCCTCGACCGCGACCGTCAAGATCCCGATGGACTACGCGATCGGCGGCCCCGGCTCCCGGCTCAAGATCTCGATCGACGGCACCCTGCACCACCACGGCACCGTTCTGCTGTGTGAAACCGATACCGGACCGGACATCGGGTACACGGTCTACAACTCCTCGGACCCGATGGAGTTGTGGCAGTGGCGGCCGGCGCGTGACCCGGACGGCGACTACTCCAACCCGACGTTCATCGAGGACAACGTAACTGGCCCGCAGATCATGCAGGCGATCCTCACCCAGTCCGAGGACGACTCAGGCGGCATCGTGGGGGTCGGAGAGGGGCCGCTCTTCGTGTCGCTCGGCGGATTCGAGACGGGAGGCGTCGACCTCACCGGAGCGCCGACCGACTGGCCCATGTCGATCATGGAGATCGCGCAGCTTCTCTGTTCGACCGGGGCGCTGGACATCGTGCTCACCCCCATCGACTCAGGCGGGAACATGGCACAGGTCGACTGCTACAACGGCGACTACGGCTCCGACCTGTCTGGCTCGGTCGTGTTCCAGTACGGGACCGGAGCCTTCAACGTGAGCCGGATGCGGGTGGTGGAGGACATCACGAATGCCTGTAACAAGCTCCGCTACCTCCTCGGGCCGAGGGTGGGAACGGCGGCCGACCCCGGAGCCTTTCAGCACTGGGCCGGCTCGGTGGAGGGCGGGGCGCTCATGCCCGATCCTCCGCAGTCGGACATCGACGCGCTGATCGCCTCCTCCCGCGCCGCCTACGGGGTGCGCTCGGAGATCAAGATCTTCGACGCGCGCGGCGACGAAGCGATCGTCGCCCACGACCTGTACCGGCGGCTCTGGCAGCTGGAGACGTGGAGCCGAGCGCAACCCCGCTTCATGGTGCATATCACCCCGACCCGCGAGACCGCCATCAACTCTTTCGGGGTGGGCGACCTCGTGGGCGTCCAGGCGTCCTCGGCGGTCCGCGGTGGGTTCTCAGGAGCGCAGCGGGTGTACCAGTACACGGTCGGTTGGGACGGAGACGGCGTGCTTGCCATCACCGAGCTCCAGACCTCCCCCAATCAGGAGGGTGCGATTCGATGACAAGGCCCATGTACGAGCCCTCGGACGCGAACATCCAGGGGAACCTGGGCTACCGGGTACGGCAGTTGGAGCGGCGGCCTGCCCAACCGCCGACTGCGACTCAGGTGGTCCATCTGTATGCCTGGAACTACACGAGCGACAACACCATCCCGAACGAGACGTGGACGCAGGTGGCCGGGATCGGAGGAACCGACGGCTTCTACGAAGAAGTCGAGTACACGACGGGGCTCTCGGGCATGTCCTACGACATGGAGGCGGGGCAGATCACGATGAGCGCCGATGGGATGTACGACATACAGGGCTGGGCGCAGTTCTGGGAGGACGCTCAGGTGGACGACGAGATGCGCATCGTGGCGATCAACATCGGCAGCTCGCGGCGCTTCATCCAGTCGCACCGCTTCGACATCGACATGGGGAGCATCGCGGCTGTTCGGCTGCCCGTGGCGGCGTTCGTCGGC